GCCCGTGGCGCTTGAATGATAGACAACCTGAGCTGAATTTGTATCAATGTTGATGGTGCCCGTGGCGGCAGCCGATAGCAACCCTGGTTCAAATTTAACATCAATTGAGTCAGTATTGCGAACAACAGGTGAAACGGATGAAACCGTGATTCCGCTTGTTGAAGGCGTAATGTGAACTGGCGTATTAGTTACCTGCGGTGCTATTGGCATCATCCACCGTTCTTATCAACAACAATATAATAAGGATTTAAGCCTGAAGTTGCCAATGTTATATTCCAAGAAGTAGGTGAAATATAGTGATTGATTCCTTCAACAACCAAATCATACTGTTGCGAACGGCCATCAACTGTAGTTCTTTCAACAGTAACTTGATCGGCTAAATCCATTGTGAGCAAATCGGGATAAAGGGTATCAAGTCCAAAAGCCTGAAATCTTATCTTTGTGACCATTGGAATTGGTGTTGCTATTTTGCGAGCATTGTAAACTGCCAAGTTAACCGCTGCCCAAGAATTGTAAACAGGCGCTTGAACTGATGGCGCTGCAACATCGCCAGCATCATAATAGGCAGATACCTGTAAATTGCCAGTTGAATTGAAATCAGGATAAGAAAAAGTTGCCTTGTTTATTTTTTGAAGTGAACTGGCATTTGTATCAACACCTGCATAAGAAACTGTTCCCGAAGCTAAAGAATCAGAAAAAGCAAGGCGGGTTAATCTGTTAAATTTATCGGTAAGAGGCTGGAAAACTATATTTGGCACTTGGCCTTCAATACCCAAAGAACCAATTGTGGAAAATGGGCCAAGAACAAAGGTTGCATAGAAATCGTTACCTTCACACTTTGCAGCCTCTTTCATCATTGAAAGTGGTGTTCTATTGCCATATGTTGCCTGCATTGAAACTTGTTTAATTAAGCCACTTCCACCTGAAACAAATGTTCCTGTTGATGTGCTTGCAACCGTAAAGGTTGTGCTAGTTGCTGAAGTAATTACCTTATCAGTGCAATCATATCCTGATGGTGTCATACCTGAAACTGAAACTGTTTGCCCAGGTAAATAAACTTTATTGCAGGTATATGTGACCGAAGAACCATTTCCAACCGCATTGGTAATAGTTGATTCTAAATTCATTCTTGTTTGCCAGCCGACAACGGACATATCAACAGAACTTTGGAATCTATCGGCGGTTGTTTCGGGATCGCGCTTGTAAAATGATGCAGGATAAATTGAAGTTGCCAATAAATCTAAGCCGTCAGTAAAGGTTAAGGTAGCAGTTGCATCTAATCCTTGATTGATTACAACATTTTCAAGATAGCCATAAAACTGGCCATAGTAATTTGAATCCCATTTCATTGCAAAATACATAGACATACCGCGCTGAATTACTGAAACGCCACCTGAAACAAAAGGTGAAGTTGCAGTGTATTCAGGATCATAAATACCTGAACGATTATCAAGAATAACTGTAAATGTTCCAACATCGTATTCTTTATCATTGCGAACACGCCCACGGTTAATTGATATTTGGCGAATATCTGTTGAATCAACCTGAGTAAATGGCATACCTGTTGCAAAAGCTAGATGTACCTCAGGCGAATTAACTCCATCAAATGCTGGCATAATTACACCGCATAAGATTCAAATAGTGAACCACGGCTACGCAATTGGCCTAAACCATCACGCACGGCATCAATAAGTGCTTCTTTTGAACCAACAATTGAACCAGCATTAACATTGATTGTAGTTGAACCACTGTTGCCGTATGGAAGTGAGCCTGAAGCGCCAATTGCAATTGTTGAAGAACCTGAAAGTTTTGCTTGCTTTTCTAAATTCTTGATAATGGCAAATTGAGTAATTGCATCTTGTTGGGCAGTTGTTGTAATGCCAAGTTCTTTCAGTTTGAGATTAAGCTCTTTTTGCTTTGCAGTTAGCAATGCCTTTGTAGTTGTAGTGGTTGTATTCATTGTTTTTGCAAGATCGGCAAGAACTTGTTCTAATGTTTTTCCAGTATTTATGACTGTTGGAATCTTTGATCCACCCATTGAAGGATGGCCTGTGTAATTCTTTGGTGTGGCTGCAGACACTACTGCTCCACTTGCGCCTAATTTTGGCAGTGGATTGCCACCTGATTTTCCTGATTTGCCACTACCGCCTGAAGTTGTGCCTGGCGCTGCCAATCCAACTCCAACTGCTGCAAGAATACCTGCAACGGCTACTCCACCAGCAGCAGCGCTGATGCCACCTGTTGCAAAAGCTGATGCAACCGCTGCCCCCAATGCAGTTGTTCGTAACCCTGCCATTGCAGTAGTGACGGTTTTGATTGCAGTAACAAACGCTGCAATTTTACCAACTGCCCACATTCCAGCAATAAGCACTGCAAGTCCTTCAAAAAGAATTTTATGATCTGATGCCCATTGGCTTAATGCAAATGCAACTGCAAGCAACTTTGAACCAAAATCAACGGCAGTTTGAAAACTTGTAGCCAATTTATCTTTGTTAAGAGTTATCCACGCTTCAAATGCTGGCAAAATCTTTGTTGTGATTGCCGTTGCAAACTTTTCAATAACTGGCAAAAGCGCATAGCCAAGAGTTTCAAGAATTTCACCGTAGGCTATATTTATGCCTTTCAAACGGTATTCAAGAGTATTGGCTCGGGTTGCTGCTGCTCCCGCACTTGCCTTATTGACTTCTTCAAATGCTTTAGCGACATTTTTAGACTTAATGGTTGTATTGCTTAATTCAGGAACAAGGGTTTTTAATGCCTTGAATTGGCCAGTTGTTGCTTTAATTATTGCCCCAACTGATGTTGCTAAATCAGCACCCGATTTTGCGCTGACATTAAGGGCAGTATCCATCAGGGTTTGCGCTGCAGTAATTGATCCCGTTACGCCCACAAGTCTCGCCATCGCAGGGCGAAGTTCATCATCCACCACTGAAAATTGCTTTTGTAGGGAAGTCACATAATTTTCTACCCCAGCAATTGCGCCTTCAGTTGCACCAGTAGTATTACGCAAAGTATTGGCAAGAAGCGCCTGAGATTTTTGGTCGGAAATCGCAGCCTGAACCGCATCTTTACCAATTTTAACTGCAAGTGCTGCCGATGCTGCTGCTGCTAACCCAAATGCTCTTGTTGCCTTCTTTGAAAATCCATCAATGTTTTTTCCAAGTTTGGCAATATCTTTTTGGGCTGCCTTTGAACCTTTATCAGAATACTGCGTAAGTATGCGGGCTACAACTGCGCCAACTGCCATTTGTTATGCTCGCTCTCTGTTCAAATGTTTTTGTAATTCAGCTTCAGCATCGTTCAAAGCACGCTTTACATTTGCTTCAATTTTTGCTTTATCTTTATCTACAACGCGCCATACTACACGCGAAGCCTTACCAAATCTGTTGCTTAAAGTTCGCAAGAATTGCCCACTTGATGATTGGGCAGTCATTGCCTTTGTGCCTGATGCAACTCGGCCTGCAACTTCAAAAATTGCACCTGCTGCAGACTTATTAAGCAAGGCACCGGCGCTGGTTGTGTAATCGCCTTTGCGAACTTTACCTTGCGCTTTTGTCTTTGTTATCTTCGATCTAATTTCGCCAGCATTCCACCCAGGCCAACCAGCACCACCACGGGTAGTTTTGCGTGGCTTTAAGGCATCTGACTTGCTCCAACCACTCATAGGCGGTTCTTCGCTTATGAGTGCCTTAGCATCACGCTGCGTCCCTGAAAGTTCAGTGTTAATAACTTTGTTAAAGCGTTTAACGGCATCTTTATCAAAACTTTTTAGTGCATCTAAAGTTTCTTTAATACCAGTTAAAACAATGACTTCATCGGGCATTGGCTTTAGCTCGTTCCTTTAGGTAAATCGTGATTGCTTCAAGGATTCCTTCGGGCGCATCAAGTAAATCATTTGGGCTTATGCCTGTTTCAACCGCAACGGCTGCAATCGTATAAGTTAAACTGTTGCGGTGGATTCGAAAGAATCATTAGCATCCAATTCGGCGCTAACAATTGTATCTAAGTATTCAGGGCCAAATGGCTTTACAATAATTCCATTTATTTGCTGAGATTTCCAAGCAAGCCAATAGATATGCTCAACTTTTTGTTGCTCACCTAACAATTTAGGCATCCCTGCACCAAACTGTTGTTCAAATGCAACAATGATGCGAGGTGTCAATTTATAGGACACCTCTGCACCATCAGTTGTTTTTACCTTTATGCTTAATCCATCCATCTTATTTCCCCCTTGTTAGATTATGAAGTTGCTTTTGTAATAACGCCTGAAATTGGCCAAGTTACTGAAACTGTTGAAAGTTCACCAACTGCGCCTGATAGCGGTTGCCATTCAGTAATTAAGGCATTGAATGTATATTTTGGATTTGTTGATCCAACAACTGCGCTAGTTGGGCGAATTTCCATTGCTACTGCAGTGCCTAGCGTACTTGTTGCACCATTTACCAAAGCCTCAATTGCACCTGCTGCAAAATCTTGATTAAATTCAATCGTAACTGAATTATCTGCTAACCCAGCAACTCTTGTACGGGCAGTGTTTCCAAGTCCGGTTGTTTCAATACTGTCATAACTTGTTGATAATGAAACTGATGTTACATATGTGCTTACATCATTGCTTGCAAAAGCTACATAAGCATTTGTGAGAACTAAACGCGCCATTTATACCGCCACCTTTGTGATTGCTCCTGAGATTGGCCAAGTTACTGAAACTGTTGCTAGTTCCCCAACGGCACCTGATAGCGGTTGCCATTCTGAAACCAAAGCTGAAAATGTGTAACTTGGGTTTGTTGCAGTTCCACCTGTTGCAGATGTTGGTGTTACAACAACTGTTTGTGTGGAACCTAGCATTGGATAAATTGTTGCTTCAACATTTGATGCAGCAAAATCTTGCTGAAATTCAAGAGTAACTGAATTATCTGCTAAACCTGCAACACGAACGCGAGCAGCACCAGTACCAAATGCTGATGTGTCAACCACATCATCGCTTGTTGATAATGCAACGCTTGTAATGTGGTCACTGAGATTTACCCCACCAATTGTAATTTTTGCATCTATTAAGACGATACGGGCCATTTATTCGGCTTCCTTTTCTGTTGCTGGTTTAGTTGGTGCGTTGTTCTTTAGGTGATCGCCTGCAACAAGTGCTTTAGCATCTAACCCAAGTTCAAGCAATTCTTTATCGGTGATTGATTCACCTTTTTTCTTCGCCTCAAAATTATCTGAGGTAACTGTGTAGCTCATTTTTCTCCTTATCCCCAAACGGTGAGACGGTAGCGGTACGAAAGAAACTCAATATCCCCAGCGGAATAAGTGCCCGCTTCGGCTGATGTAACCCGCAAAGTATTGCAAGCGCCACCGAGAGTTAAATCAGATTCAATTGCTGCCTTGATTGAGTAATCCCCGCTGCCTGCAAGGTACTTATCAAGTTCGTTTTGGCCTGAACGCTCTGTAAAACGCTGAACCAAAACAACAACATCTAAATTTGCCTGGTCTAATCCACGGGCATTATTCAAATCAAAAGTAAAATCTAATTGGCCAACAATGGCAGCCGGTGCAATTGGCACACTTGGTATTACCTCATAGGTACGCATACCCTTAATAGCCTCTAGGTTGGCTTTTAAGCCGTTTCTGACCTCACTAGGTAGCATTTACTTAGCCAAGCCGTTGTTCTTGCGTAGGGGGCGTAACAGGGCTTCAACATCGGCATCTAATTTAGCCGCTAAACGCACTGTTCCCAAATCTGTATTGCCTGCAATGCCAAATGGTGATTGGTTACGCAAGAATAGGCGGGAAGCCTGAATTTTTGCTGCGCTCTTTACCTCATAAGGTATGGCGCTCCATCCAAATACACCTTTTAGGCGTACTGATTGTGGCAGTGTATTAGGGAAAATATAAGAACCAACTGCAAGCACGCGGGTTAAAGGCCAACCGCGTGAAGGGTTATTTACTGGTTCAACCATAAAATCGCTAGTTTCCCAAACGGTTGCATAAGTACGATCAAAGTTGTCATCGCTTGCAATTTCGCTAATTGAAACAAAATCATCAGTTGCAAGAGTCCAAGCATTATCAGGTGAGTAATAGCGAGTTGCTGGCGCTATTTCAGTTCCATCTTTGTAAAAGAAACGGCCACAATAATCATCAATTTGGCGGCTTGCAGTTGCAATGGCAACTTCAAGGGCAGCGTTATCAATTGAATCTTCAAGATTGAGTGCAGCTTTTACATCGTTGAGTGTCGTGTAACCGTTAGTTATCGCCACGCTTTAATCTCGTTTCTACTTTGGGAATCATTGCTTTTTCCAATTGTGGAATAGCGGTAGCAGTTTCCTTTGATTTTACCTTAATTCTTAAAATTCTTTTTAGGCGTTCCATATATCGTGCTGCCTATCATCTAACCAATAATTCTTTGAATGAGGCAGTATTGCTCCCGTATGAGCATAAATTGGAAAACCTAATGAACGAATTCGGCGGCAAAACTGTAAATCCTCACCGATCCATTCGCCGTTAATTGGCCCATCCCAAAACCAACACCAATCCTGCCCTTGGTGTAAATCTGCATCGGCTCTGATTGCTTCAAGAACGCTGCGGTGGATTAACAAGCATCCGGTGCCTGCAGCATCTACTTCAAACAATGAATCTTTATCATATTTGTGAAGTGGTAAAAAACCTTCAGGTGCATCTTGAAAAATTGTTGGCACTGGTTGTGGATAAGGAAAGCCAGTTTCAAAACTAGCAAATACCAAACCTGCCACAACTGGGCGTTCTTTATCGTGCGCCGCTTCAATCAATTTATCAAATGCTTCAACAGGCAACTGTTCATCTGAATCCATCATCAAAAGCCAATCAGATTTGGTTTCTAAAAACTGTTTGACCAAACGATTGCGTTGCTTTGAAAGTAATCCTGAACCTTTAATTCGAATAAATGGCCCAAGCCGAGATTGCCGTGATTGTGTTAATTGAATCAAGCTAAATGCAAACCCACCATTAACGGTGCCTGGGTCACAACTGCCAATTGAAACTTTATGTGCGCTTTTCATTATCCCCCGATTATTTTAGAAGTGTGGGTTGGATTGGTCGGGGGAAACCAACCCAACCCACACAATTTTAACTTTCGATTAGAAAGTTGGTGCTACCAAACCAGTGCCTGAAATAATTGAGGCTGCTGCTGGGTAACGCTCTGCAGAAAACGCACCAAAGCCATAAACAACTGACTTAATTGTGAGTGATCCTGAAGTTGTTGCATCGAATGAAAGTGCGAATGGAGAACCACCCTGCTCCCAAAGGTGCATTTCAGGTGCTGCAACGCAGTAGATTTCATCTTGGTTAGTTGCTGCGCCGTATGTTGTTCCAACATTTGCATCAGTTACTACTGGAAGGCCAAGAATTGTATAACCTGAGTTACCGTATCCTGGAAGACCAGCGCCACCTGCAACTGAGTTCATTGGTGAACCTGATGCTGGTAGTGCTAATGGGCGGCCTGTTGTGTCTGATGCAGCAAGGATTGATGCTAGACGGCGTGGGTGCATAATCCAATGTGTTGGAGCAATGAAAGTATTGCTTTCAACCTGTTGGTAAGCATCTGCCAACTTTGAGTAAAGAAGTGCAACTGTTGGTGTTGTCGCAGTGTAAGTAATTGCGTTTCCACCTGAAGCGCGGATTCCCTTGAACTGGCCATTGTTGCCTGTTCCGTTTAGAACCTGAGCATCAACAGTTGTGTGCCAAGCGCGGATAAGGTCAGCAACAACAAATGTGTCAATGCCTGTTCCGCGTTCAATTGCCTGGCGAGATAAATCTTGCTGACCAGCAATCGTGCGTACTGGAATTGTTAGCAATGTGTCATCTGAATCAGTATTTGAAACTGCAGTGTTCTGAGTTTCTTGTACCGCAGTTGATGTTCCAGTTGTCATACGGGAAATGTTAAGTGACATTCCTGATGCTGGAAGTGCGTGCTTTGATGTTGCAAAGTCTGCAGTTGGGCGGCCTGCGCGTGCATAAGGTGCAGCCATATCAACTAGGTACTGTGGAACAACTAGGCCAGCGAAGTTTGAAGTGTCAACCGCACGGCGCTCAACAGATTCTTCTTTTGTGTGGCGAGCAAGGCGCTCTTGTGCTGCGTAATCATTCTTGAATTGTGCGTTAAACGCATCCTTCACAAATGAAACTTCAGCTTCAGGTGAGTATGTGCGTGCTTCGCGTGTAATTGTAGTTGTTCCAACCGGTGTTACAACTGCTGCTACTGAAGCGCGTACTTCGGCTGCCTTTACATCTGCTGATGCTTGTGCAGTTAGTTTTGCAATCTTTTCGTCAAGTGATCGTGATTCTTCAACAAGGGCATCTACCTTTGATGTTTCATCTGCAGTAAGGTCGGTGCGTGATTCTGCGGCTACTGCCTCAAGAATTGCATCCATTTCAGCCTTAACTGCATCACGGCGCTCAACTACATTGTCAAAATATGACATAAGTTTTCTCCAAGTGAGTTAGTTTGAATGAGTGTTGAGGTGGTGGCGAGTATGTCCACGGCGCTTTTAGGGTGTGGGTTTCGCTCCGACTTCGAATCTGCTACAAGTGCAGCAGAAATTTATTTTGTATTGTTTACGATTGCTTGAGCAAGGCGCAAGGAAATTGAACGGCCTGCGGTTGTTGCTGGCATATCAGTTGGCATTAACTCAACTTCGGCTGGTTCAACTTCAATAGTTGGTGTCAGCGTATTAAGGCCAAGCAAAACTTCAAGCATTGTTTTACCTTCTTCAAGGCTATCAAATGAATCAGATACCTTTTCAAGAATTGTATTGATAACAAGGGTTGAT